TCCAGGTTACGCCTGGCATTCTCAGAAACAGATAATTCGGTTTCATCATCCTTTTTAACAATGCTCTGCCAGCGAAGCCAGGCTTCTGCTGAGGGTTCACGCAAAATTACCGTTTCGCCTTCCCACTCAGGCACGACAACAGAAAGGTGACGAAAACCAGACATTTTCGCCATCGCCAGGGCTTTAAGATTTTTTGCCATTACGTTACTCGCCGGTTGCCCGGCGATCTCCATTAGTTAACTGTGACGGTGCATTCAGCAGAGGTGATGACCTGCTCAGGAGTGCCGGAATCGGTAACTTCGCAGGTGTAAACACCAGCATCACCAGAAACAGCGCTGGCTTTGTTGAAGGTTGCTGACGTCTGGCCTGAAACCACCACGCCACCTTTTTTCCATTTGTAGGTGTAGGGGGAAACACCGCCACTTGCCGCAACGGTCATTGAAAGCGCTGAGCCTGCAGTCACTGACAGTGTAGGAGCCAGATCAGTGGCAAACACCAGTGTCGATACTGCATCGATGTTTTCAGGCTTGCCTTTCAGTCGCAGACTGAACGTTGCAGCCACAACACCGTTAGTTTGAGAATCCCAGGTGTGCTGGCGAACTTCGGCACGGAACAGGAAGCCGTTACCGGACGGGAAAAGGATCTTAAAACCATACACCGCGTCATTTTCATAAGCGGTACGCAGGGCATCCTGAGCCGGGTTGCGGAAAAAGTTGCCGCTGAGTGACATCTCAGACTGAGCCGCCAGGCCGTTGATGTTCTCCTGCTCCTCAGAGCAAAGCGTGGTCACGTCGATATCTTGCTTCTGCCCTGCGGTGAAAGAGGCCTGTTTGATGGTGCAGCTCAGGTTAAGAAATGTAGCGGTGGCAAGCTCCGCCGCTGTTACCGGCACACTGCTGATAAGCACCTGTGTTTGTTGCGCACGTTCGAATAACGCTGACATAGTTATCTCCAAAAAAGAAAACCCGGCACGGTGGCCGGGTTCGGGTCGGGGTAGAGGGTTAATTAAACGATGATCGAGGCTTCAAGCGTCGCACGGTGCAACTGGGTTTCGGGCTCGTACATCGAGAACCGGCTGATGTTTTCCAGCCCCAAAACGGACAGGTTCGCCTGCGCCTGATCCCGGATAGCGCGAGCCTCATCCATATCTCTGGAATACACATCAACCTGAACGGTAACGGCTGATTCGGCCTGCCCGCAAAATACGTCGCTCATCACATCAGAGGGCAGCGAAAACACCACCCAGGGAGGAAGAACGTCTGATTCACCCTGGGCGTTAAGCGGCACCACGTAGGGGTAAACCTGCCCGTCAGCCAGCGCGCCAATCAGCGCATTGATATCAGATTCCGTCATTTTGCCAGCACCTCATCGATAGCCCGATTCATCCGGGCAATTGCGGCCTGGGCTGCCTGCTCCTGATGGGTATCGTAAGCAGGGCGCACGAAAGGATGCGCTGGCATGTTCGACGTACCCAGCTCAACAAAGCGCCAGTAAAAAGCGTTGCGCCGGTTGCTGGCTTTCATTTTGTTGTCGCTGTTGCCTGTTTCGGGGTTAACACCGCGAATATGGACGCCGGAGGCGATCGCATTGCGGCGCCCGCGCATCGTGACCACCACAACGTTTCGTTTGAGCTTCCCGGTTTGTTCCGGCGCGCGTTCGATGACGGCAGCTTTCAGCACCTCGGCCCCGGCGCGGGTGCCGTCACGCAGAACCTTTGTATTCTCAGCCTTACTGAGTATTTCGAGGTCACGGGAAATGTCCAGTAACCCGGAGAAATCCAGATTGTGATCAATCACGACACTACCCCCTGTTTACACAGAATCTCCAGCCGGGTACATTTCGCATCCGGTATAGGTGGCCCGCTCACTTGCAGGGTTTGTCCCTTAAATGGCCCGTTTAGCACCACCAGCCGGGACGCTGCTGTTACATCGGCCCTGAATCGCATCCAGACACGGATAGTCGCCTCAGCTTTCGCCGCCCCGCTCGCAACCAGTTCGCGACCACTGATCGCTTTTGTTTCAGCCGGAATATTTATAGCAGCGTCATACCATTCAGGTTTTGGCTGCCCGGATGGTGATCGGACTGATCGGGAATTTTGCACCGTCACGCGGTGGCGAAAACGTCCAGGTTCCATTAACTGCCCTCTTCCACTCCGCGCCAGTTACGATGCGGAAACATAAGATTTTCAGCGGCCTGATTCTGGTAAAGCTGAATGTCGCTCTGCGCCGTGCGGTGCTCAAATAAATCAGCCGTTATCAGTAGCATTGCGGAAACGACAGGTGCCGGAATGTCATCAGCAGCCTTCCATTTCGGCTCATCACACCACTTGAGGCAATGCTCGAGTGCTGCCTGAGCGTAGCGTTTGATCACTGCATCACGGTCATCAGAATCAAACTCCAGGTGCTGTCTCAGTTCCTCAATGCTCACAACGGAAAGGACATCAATAGCCATAAACAAAAAGGGCGGGATAACCCGCCCTCCTCCATCAGCTGCCAGCCGCGGCAAACGTACCTTTGATGATTGCTGTCGGGCGGTAGTGCGCCAGCGCCAGACGTTCTTCACAAAGAATGGTGAGCATGTTTTTCACGAAGTTATCGCGGTCTTCGCGGCTAACCTCAATCGTTGCGTCCATGCGGTCCCACACCTGCGACGCCATATCAAAGCCGCCAACGGTATACGTACCCTGCGCCTGTGCTTTGGTCGGAACGACTGGCAGCCCCCACATGATGTTGCTGGTAAACGCCTGCGGACCCCCGAAGATGTAGCGACCTTCGCTATCTTTCATAAGCGCGATACCGTGCCAGTCACGCGGATTAAGAATGATACCGGATGCGCTGAATTCAGATTCAGTGACCTGGAAGATCGCGTGCGCGATGATATCTGCGCGGGTGTCACCAGCAGCATTCAGGCTGGTATCGTAGGCAGTCGCCACATGGTTGATACCGTCAAGGTTGTCACCGCTGCCATCACCGTTCAGCATCTGGCTTTCTTCTTTCAGCGCCAGGCCATACAGCAAACGGTTGTTCACGTAGGACTGCAGCATTGGTGCATCGTCCATCACCTGACGGGATGCCTGCACCCAGTGCGCGATCGTACGAACGTTGGCAGTTTGTTTGCTGAACGTGATATCTGATTCCGGTTTCAGCGCTTTTTCCGGCACAATATCGGCGTTGTTGGTGAAAACCTCTTCACGTACGTATTCCAGCGAGTTGCTGGAAATTCGCCCCTGCGCCAGCAGGTCACGGATGGTCAGACGGCGCAATCCCGGCATCACAATCCCAGGCACCTGCATCGGCTGAATCAGGCTGCCAGCAGAATCAGAATCACTGCCCAGAGATTTGTTGAAGGTTTTGGCTTCGAAGCTGCCTTTGCTGCCGTTCCAGGACTTCGTCAGCTCTTCGGCGGCACGTTCGGAGAATGATTTCTTCTGCCCCGGATTCTCTGCCCCGGATGCAAATTTTTGCTCCAGGTCGAAGAGGCGGGTACCGGCTGCTTTGAGTTCGTCCTGAACCTTGATCAGGTCATCCTGCGTTTTTTTGGAGATCACGCCAGTCTGTTCAATCTGGCTTTTTTGTTCGTCGAAGAGACCCTGCATCTTTGTCTGGGAATCTTCGATAGCTTTCTGAATTTGAGCGAGTTCAGACATAGTTACTTTCCTAAGTTGTTTGGAAATTGCGTGATGCTCTTGATGAGAGCGTCAAACGAGGCTTTGTTTTCGTCGCCTTCGGACTCGCTCCGAACCGCTGACTTAAACCGGGCGATGAACCCGACCGCTTGCGTTTTAGTGAGACCAACTGAATCCCTCAGCCAGTTCTCAACGTCGCGAATAGTTTCGATCCCGTCGATGGATTTCATTGCCGACACGTTCGCCAGCTCGTTGGCCGGAAACGTACAGACACTGATTTCACGAAGATCGGCAATGTTTTTGTAGATACGGCCGCCGCCGGGAGATAACGAATAATCGTCTTTATTGACGGCGAACCCGACTGACATCCCTTCTACTGTCCCGTGCTCCATTGCGGCTTTCAGGTCTGATGCACCGCTGTGGCCGGGTGTAAGTTGCCCACGAACAAACAACCCCTTACTGTCTTCCTGAAAGGCGTCCCACTTGCCCACCGGGAGTTCCCAGGCGCGATGATTGAAGAACATCGCCACTTTCCGCGTGCGGTTTGCGAGCGTGTTTTTGTATGCGCCAGGCAGGATGATGTCACCGTCAGAATCGACGTTGCCAAACACGGAGGCGTAACCTTCAAAAATGCCCTGTTTGCCATCGCCGGTGAATTTGATCTCCGTTTCGTCAAAGGACAGGGTTTTTCGTATTACAGTCATGATGGCCCCATAAAAATTAAGCCCCGTCAGTGCGGGGCTTTTGGTTTGAACCGAGTTCAGTGATTGGTACGTATTGCGCCTGGCGCATCGCGACATCACCGCCGGGTAAAGGCGGCATATTATCGAGTCGCCGCATTTCGTTGATGGTCCTGAGACCTGCTTCACCCATCGCTTTCATGAAGGCTGCGCGCGAAGTTGAATCACCACGCAGCAGGCCATCGAGATTATGCTCTGCGTTATAGCGGCCAACATCTGCGGGCTTCACCAGCCAGCGTGTAATGCAGTTTTCCCAGCGGGAGATATACGGCTGCAGTGTGTACTGCAGAAAGCCCAGGTTTTGTTGCTCAATACCGGTTCCCCAACTGGTCGACTTTTCAACATCGCCTACCAGGTGCGGAGGAACGCCAAAGAATCGCGCCAGCTCGCTGACCTGAAACTTACGTGATGCCATCGTTTCAGCATCCTGGGGACTCACACCGATGTCGTGTGCCTGAAAATTGGCTTCCAGGATCCAGAGACGTTTTTTAACTGGACCACCCGCTATTTCTTTGAAGTTTTCTTCCAGTTGCGAGCGCTGCTCCTTTGACAGCACCTTGTCGCCTGTGGTTAAAAGCTTCGGAGACTTTGCGCCATTGGCGTAAAACTCGCGTTGCTGATCCTCCATTGCGACGGCCACCCCAGCGGATTTACCTGCATGGGCAATCGGAGACAACCCCACCAGACCATTAAAGCCAAAGCCTTTAAGGTGGAATATTTCCCGCTGCGCAAAGTTGGCGTATTCATGATCGCGCTGGTAGCGATACACAATTTTTTTCCCTTCCAGGCGAACATCCATGTTGGCCGACATAAGAGGGAGCAGGCTAATAACATCCCCCACACTATTTCGCTCAATCAGGGCATATGCATTACCGTAAAAGCAAAGCTGCATGGTCATAGCTTCGCGGAATTCCTGCGCCGTCATGTACTGATTTGGAGAGTAACGCAGCAGGCGAGCCAGAGGATTTTCAAGCCCCACTTTAGTGCGGTTATCGCCACTGTCGGTTTCAAAAACATCCATCGGAAGACAGGCGGTAAGCGTGGAAATAAGGGAAACACACCGCCATACGGTCGAAATTTGCAGAATACGCTCATCTGTAACGGCTGAATCTCCGACATGGCCGTGCGAAGATACAGGTCCAGTCTGTGAGCCTTGCTCTGGTGTAACGAGCCTGCCACCAGCGAACCATGAGGCCACTCGCGACCACCAGCCGTTATTGGTGCGCAGGTCTACTGTGTATTGTGTTTCGTCCATTACATGCTCAACGGTCTGGAGAAAAAGTCGTCAATATCGCCTTCGTCGGCAATATCCCCTTCTGCAGCACCAATCGCCATAGCAGAAGCCACCACGCCATCGATACGGCCGGTGCTTCGCTTTTTAGCAAAGATGCGGTTTTCTTTCTGGTCTGCCTCTGTCACTGCCGATGAGGCATTCCAGCGCAGGCATGGATTGGTTTTGATGGTGACTGTGCCGTCATCCAGCATTTCTTCAAAAAGCTCGATGGAATGCGGCATCCAGAGGCCAGAATCCTGCGCTTTGTAATACCCCTGCCCGTGCGGAATCATCGGGACAGAAACGTCAGCTTCTTCCAGTTCTGGCTCAAGATACTTGATGCGGTACTGGTCAAATGCGATCGCTTTGATATCGAAGCGCAACGCCAGCTGCGCGATACGTTCGGCCACAAAGCCATACTTAACAGCTTTCCCCGGCGTGGCATTCACATAGCCGTTTTTTACCCATACGTCGTAAGGTGCACGGTCCGTTTTGGCGCGATCGGCAAGGGTGTCTTTTGGCGTCCAGAATTCCACCACCAGCTTTTTCTGTTTGGGGAAAAATAACGCCAGAGAGGTCAGATCACGCGTCCCGGAAAGGTCGAGTCCACCGTAACATTCCTCGCCTTCGAGTTCGTCCAGGTCAAAATCTTCTTCGCAGTTTGACCAGACCTCGCTGCTCATCCAGGGGTTATCAGCATCAACCCACTGGCAGAAATTAAGGCGGCGTACCAGGCTCTCTTTTGAGGGCATCCCACGCGCCTGAGTAACCTGTTCACGCAGGTATCGCTCAGTAAATGTATGGCCAAGAGACGGATTAGCCTTCTTCCAGCACGATTCATCCTTGAAAGGATCATCCCCTTCATCCAGGGAGCAGATGAAGGAAAAGAAACTGTCATCCTCTATCGAGCCATCTGCAACTTTTCGCCCGTATTCGTGATAGTCGTAGCAGACGCTGGTTTTATCGTGACCGCTGTTAGTGATCATGAAAATCAGCGCCTGCCTGCGCCCTTTTGTACCGGCGCGCATCATTTCGACGGCAATATTGCTCTTGTGCTCATGGATTTCGTCAATCAGTGCGCAGTGGGGGCGAGGACCAGACTGCCCATCGTCGGAGCTTATCGGGCGAAAGAAAGAACCCGCCTGCAAAAACGCCAGATTCCATTCTTTACCCGCGCCACCTGATTTAGTAATGCGCTGCGACAACGCCGGAGACTGATCCACCATTGCGACGGCGTCGCGAAAAAGGATTATGGCCTGGTCTTTTTTCGTGGCAGCCGCATACACTTCGGCGCGTGGTTCGTTGTCTGCCGTCAGGCAATACAGTCCAACGCCGCCCGCCAGTGGCGATTTGCCCGAACCTTTGCCGGATTCAACATAAACCATGCGAAAACGGCGGTAACCGTCTGCATTTTTCCAGCCAAAAAGAGATCCGACGATGAAGCACTGCCATGGCAGCAACACAAAAGGCTTCCCTTCGTAATCGCCGCCATTCAGCTTAAGGACCATCGAGAAAAAATTGATTGCTCGCTGCGCCGCCTCCACATCCCATAAAAGGCCTCGGGCCTTACAGGTTTTCAGGTCATTCAGATGGCGCTTACATGAATTACGAATATCTGGTCCGGCAATTTCTTTCCCGGAATCAACGTCCATTGCATATTGCGTTGCCTGGTCAACCGAAGAACTGGTTGAGCGGGTCTTCTTCTTTTTCTCGACCATCAACTTTTACCTTCGTCCTGGCGGCAGGGGTTAGACCAAATTCAACCAGGTAACTTTTAAACCTGCGATCGGCGTCGGCCAGCATCGAGACAGCCGGATTTGGTTTGATGAGAAAACCGCCTTCGGTCTGCACGGTGTATGTGCGCCCCTCGTCGGCAATAGTGATCCGCAATTGAAGGATGTCGGCGTAGATGTCACATAACCGTTCCAGAGCAAAAACATCTGCAACCGTCAAAACGCCCATTCCATCCAGCAAAACTGTGAGCTTTCCCCAGGCCACTTTTCCCCAGTCAGTAAGATGAGCCGGAGGGCTGGGAATTTCCCTTGCTGGTTTAGGCTCTTTATCGTTTAGCTTTCGCTTTCCCGGATTCCCTGTAACCAACTTAAGAGGGGTCGGTTTCGGGCGTCGTCCTGCCATCGGAACCACCCCATTAAATGAGAATTTATATCAATTGCGCAATGTGGTTTCATATAGAAACCATTAGCGCGGTTAATCAAAAAACATCCAGAAAAAAACTTTTCATTTCGCGGTTGTGCACAGAAAGGACTGGCGTCGGTCATTGGGCGATGGGGAATTGAAGATTTCACCTCCCCCACCCCCATTTGAGACTCATTCTCATTTGTCGCCTGACCGCTGGGTTTTCATCCAGTGCGAGTTGGGGTCGAGCGGGTTCCCGTTCTCATCGCAACCGATGACCACGCCACGCCTCTCCATCCTCTGCTTAGTGGAATCGTGATGCTGCTTGCATAGCGACTGCCAGTTATCGGAATCCCAGAACAGCTTTTGAGCGTGTGCAATCGCGGCCCTGTCACCCGAAGTGATGGCGTCTTTCAGCTTGTGCGGAATGATGTGGTCAACAACGGTTGCGGCGACCGTTCGGCCCTGTTGCTGACACATGACACACAGCGGGTGCATGGCAAGGAACGAACGACGGGCTTTATCCCATCGGCTGCCATATACGCGCGGTTCACGCTTCATGCCATCCTCCATGCCCGACGCCGCTCAGTGCGCACCGAACCATCGGGGTGGTGCTCTACCGGTTCGCCATCATCATGATCAACCAGTGACCAGCAGGGATAAACCACCGCTCCACCGTATGCATTCCCCACGGCATAATCAGCAGCCGCGCTGTGATCCCATCGGGCCAGCACGTCAGCCAGCTTTGCAACCGGCACGCTATAGCACACGCCATGAATCAACTGAGGCAAAGTGATGAAGTCTGCCCGCGTCTTATCAGCTGCAATCAACCGCTCAGCAATAGCCGCCTGATACTGTGGCGGGCGGCCAGTGCCGAGGTAGAAGCTGATGAGATCGTCAGGCTTATCATTGAGCCAGGCGCTGACCTTCTCTACGAATCCACGGACAGGCCGCGCGTCATCCTCAACGATAACCACTCTACATGTCTGGCTGGCGGCCCAGTCCAGTGCACGGCGGTGATTCCAGTTCGCACCATGCTGGCCTTCATCCATGAAGAGTTGAGCATTCAGTTCGTTAACCAGCATGATGGACTGAGCAAACCGCGAGTGATGCCCCACCACTGCAAACTTCACTTGTGCATCCACCAGGCAAACTCCTTACCGATACCGTTTGTTTTGAATACCGTGTGCACCCGGGGGCCAGTGATCAGGCGATCGCTAAACCGATAAGCCACAATACCGAATGCCAGCATGTCGCCTACGGCTGCGGCAGGCTGCTCCTTATTCCAGAACCGGTTGCTTTCGGTCAGGTAGTAAAGGCGCACGATACCGTGAGCAATCGCCATGACATCTTCACGGGTTCCACCCAGCAGGCCAGCATTCAACATCACATCATTGCGGTGCTCGCTGATGAACTCCTGATAAATCCGCTCCGGATGATTACTCGCTGCCCACGGGTCCGCATACGTCTTCAATTCGGAACCTGCATAAATACGTGCGGGCGACATATCCACCCAGGGTTCACGCAGCATCTCGACGTCGGTACCGTCAGTGCACCAGACGAAGCGGTATTCAGGATGGTCACGCAGGTACTGCCAGATATGAAGCCAGCGACGGAAATAAACGTTCATTGCCACCGTGGGTACGCCAACCAACTGTGCGCCAGAAGGTGCAACATCAAGCTGGTCAGCAAGTACCACAGCGCTGGCACCCTTCACTGATGAGGCCCATTTACCAAGAAGCGCTGGATTAGGCTGTAGCCTTTCACCGCGTTGCGGGTCCGCTTCGCTGGTGAGTAGAGTGGTGATCACCACGTCACATGCAGGACGGAATGGCGCATAACCGGTATATCCGGTATCACGTCGCTGGTTGTGGACTGTCACATTCTGCCGCACCAGCTCATCGCGATTGGGTCGCGGTACCGATCGCTCTACCGCTTCGTGTTCATCCAGCGAATAAATCAGCTTCTCAGAGCCAGCAATATCAGCAAACGCCCACGACGTCAGCCCGGCATTGTGAATCCGGGTAGCCAGATCGCTATGCTCATACATCCCGCGACCATATACCGTATCGAAACCGCCGACGGCATCAATCGCCGAACGATGGTAATACAGCATCACGCCGCGCTGCCCAGTGTAAGCAACGTGCCGATCATCGCGGTAAAGCACAGCAATATCGTTGAGCTTACGACTTCCGGCCAGATCCAGAAATTGATATGCAAGGTGTGGCTCTGGTGATTCGATGTAAGGCAATTGCCAGTTATCCGCTATCGGCCAGGCATCATCATCGAACAGAAACAGGTGTTCGCATCCGGCATCCACCAGCGCGGTAAGGCTGGCGTTCTTTGCAGCCACTATGCCCTGCGAGGTTTCCAGCCGAACAAGTTCGACGCCTGCCGGGATTGTGGCGGCAGGTAGCGAACCATCATCAACGACCACCAGCAACGCCCCAGCGGGAAGGTGTTTCAAGTGCTGCTCAATGGCGCGGGAAATTACTGATGGTCGATTGTGAGTGCTGATCGCAATACCGATTCGTGCTGATGAAACGCAGGCAGGAACATACGGGACACCATCAATAGTGACCTGCATAATAAACTCCGTGTGAATATGTTTAGGCGGGGAACAGGCTTAACGCGGGCATCGCACAATCCTCACCTTCCCATAACGGGTGCGCCGTTGAACTTCACCGTTCACCGCAAGCATGCGGCCACTGTAATCTCGCTCAATATCCACGACTTCACCCTTAACATCGTCAGCGGTCAGGCAGCACTTCACCTCTGCGCCATCGAGATACACGGTGATACGTTCGCGGCCGGGTATGATTCTCTCACCTGGATCATCATCAAGTACGGTTATGCGCATAGTCATTTCCTCGCGTACAGCAAACCACCGGGCTGTAGTTCTTTCTCGATGGTGGCGCTGACCACCTCACCAATGGATGCCTGCAATGTCGACAGGCTGGCAAGGTTGGCTGACTGTTCGTTGAGACGGTCTTCAACAGTCTGTTCCCAGGTCTTCACAGTCGTGGCGGCAATGTCATAGGTAATAAGGGCATCATTGATGAACACCTGCGCATCTTTAATTTCCATCGGTGACTGTTTACCAAAGCGGCTGTCTACCAGATGGCTGATAGCGAACTCTTGCCCGGCAGCAGTGAGGAAGTTGTAATGATTCTCGCCACTGAACGCCGTTGCCGTGTCCTGCGTCTTCACATAACCCAGTTCACGCAGTTCGGCAGCACCAGACTTTGACGGCAAATCGCCATCCACCAGCGCGCCACGAAAAAAGAGCGCATGCAGGACATCGCCAGCTGCGCCGGATAGTTGTTTATTCATGTCTTGTTCAGCCGGATACTGCCCGCCAAGCGGAAAATACAAATCATCAGCGACAGTTACGCCCCAATTGTCGCTGAATGGATGCGGAATGCCGTATCCATCCACGACAACAGCGGTGAGAGTAAAGCCATCAGGGCAAATCACGTTCAGGGAACGTTTGAAACCAGCGTCTGTTTTTCCCAGAAAATCCAGGCGGCCAACTAATAACTTTTCAGCTTCATTGCTGGCGTACACGTGAACAGCAATGTGATCACCGGAAAGCGTAGAGCCAAGCGATGAAATGCTGATGATTAATTTTTTAATCTGGCAGTTCATGGTTGTTTCCTTTTAGGCGTGAGCCTGTCGCGCGGGAAGACCACCCGATAAAGCGGAATGCCCCAGGCTCACTACTGAAAGATATCGTTAGGCTGCGCGTGCGAGGCGCAATAAAAAAGCCACCAGCGGATGCCAGTGGCTTAACTATTAATTTACTTGAGTCAAGACTTGCGAATTGCGCCAAGAATTGAAGATGCTAAATTATCAATTTCTTTTGCGACAGTGTTTAAATCGTGCCCCACCGTACTCCCTGTTCTAGCCTGGGAGGCACCAACAGCAGCCTTAGCAATTTCAAGGGCGGCCTGAACAACTGCGACGCGGTCTTGTTCTTCGGAATTTTTGCAATTAAATTTCTCTAACATCACAACCTCCTTTTCATAAATGGAAGTTGCAGATTACGCTTAAGATTTATCCTAAGAAAGCATTATGACAGGCACTCAGTGAATGCCTGCTGTAATGCCTTAGCAATCGGCGTCAGGGCGGGCTACTGCACGACAGGCTGCCATGCATGCGGTTTGCATATCGGTACGAGCAATCGCAAGCCAGCGCGGGTCGTTTACGCCATCATTCAGAAATTCAAGCTGAGCCAAAAATTGGCGGCTGATTTCTTTTACGCGATTCATATTGGCAATTTCTTTATCGCCTAAAGTGCGGTAGCCCTTAACGGTGCTGCCGTCCTGCGGTTTTGCTTCGCTCATGGTTTCCTCGGTTATTTAAGGCACTGTTCACGCACATACGCTTGCAGGCCAGTCAGTTGTTTGGTGACGGTGGAGATTCCGTCTCTGAGACGCCAATAATTGAGTTCAGCATCTGCTGTAAGTCGAGGGCTTGAGCCATCAGCCAGGCTGGTGGTTCCGGGCGTTCCGTTCGAGGTGCAGGTTGCTTTGAGCTGCAGCTTACGCTTACCAGCGACAACATCAGCACGAAGCCTGTCATTTTCAGCCTTTGCATCTGCCAGTTCTCCGGTGTATTTCGCGTCCAATGCCGCCACGTCACGCTGGCGCGTCTGCATGTCGCTAATGGTGTCGTTCGCCAGCGTCAGCGCACTGGTCGCTCTGTCACGCTGGTCTTTATAGGCGATGGCATTGTCGCGGTAGTGGCTCGCCAGCCAGCCGAGGCAGACAATCAGGCAGATGACCACCGAACAGGCAATGGCGGTTAAGCGGTTCATCGCTCATCCCTTACCTGCTGCTGCACCTTGCCAACCAGTTGGGTGTGCGAGCTGATTTCAGAAATTCCGATGCCGCTAATGCCGATGTATTCCTGACCGGTTTGCTTATCCTGAATCAGGTAAACGCCTCGCCAGTTGTCATACGCAAGCGCGTCGCGGAATTCAGACATCTTTGTAACCTTGATTCGGTCTGCATCAGCAGAAAGCTGGGATGAAACAGCCATCGTTGATTTGGCAGGCACTGGACCGGTATCACATCCAGATAGAAGGAACACAAAAAGGAGAATGAATATTTTCATGGTTTCACCGCGTTAATCATCGCTCTATCCCCCAGCACGCCAGCGCACTTTCCTGATCCCGGCGCTCAACCTGCCCGTAACAGCCATTTTTATGGCCCTGCGTCAGCCGGCAGTCTTTGCCACCGTCCCGAATCCACCAGCGAATTGCCTCACACGCCCCTTTGCGGTCGCCAGCATTGATCCGGCTGTAGAACGTTGAGGGGAAACACTTGCCGGGACCGATGTTGTACGGGCAAAACGAGGCAATCCCGGCCTTCTGCGGTTCGGTGAGCGGAACTTTGATGTTTCTATTCACCCATGCCAGCGCCTTATCGCGTTCGATGGCGTTCACCGCATCGCATTTGGCCTGCGTTAACTTCATTCCCTGGCGAACCGGTTTGCCGTCCACCTGTGTGGCACCACGGCAAATGGTCCAGATGCCGGAGCCGTCACGATACGACGTGAGGCTGTTCCCCTCTTTTTCGTTGAGGAACTGATCGAGAATCGTCGGTGCTGATGCACCAGCACCAATCAGCAGCAGAACCGCAGCACTTAGCTTTGCTCTCGTCCCCATCATTGGCCCCTGGCGGCTTTACGCCGATCCTCTTTGATTTTGAAATACAGATTGGTCAGGTAGGTCAGAAAGCCAAATAGCAGACTCCCTAATACCCCGATAGCCGCCCATTGAGACGGTGAGACCTTATCCAGAGACTGGAGTAGCCAGTAAAGAGTGCTACTGCCAGATGTGCCGTATGCAACGGCAGTAGTTATTTTTTCCATTCGTAGCATGCTCCACCTCCACGTTTGGGAAGTGCTGTGCGTGATTAATAAAGGGGGTCTGGCCTTCGGGCGCTTTTGAAAAGGTAAAAGTGTGAGTGATTCCCGAGTCCAGAAATGAAAAAACCCCGCCGAAGCGAGGTTTAAAAAGTGTTTTAAGTTCGTGTCTAAGTGACCACTCTTAACACGTTATATTAAAAAATGCGGACCGCACTAGAACTATTTTGATTTTTTTCGACAATAACTACGGCATCCATTTCAAGGCGAATATCCAACATTGATAAACAACCCTCAATGAATCCTTCCGCCATCATCATTTCGATACGAATCTGCTTTTCACTCTTTTTATGGTTCTTCGCCATCTGCCTTTTTGACACCCTGTATACATAGTGCCCAACCAGCATGTGATAATCATAAGGCCGCTTCTTTTTCAGGCGTGCCATGCACCCCTCGATAATCAAACCGTCATTATCAGAGCAATAGATTCGGGTTTTCCCATTTTGCGGAAGCAGTCCTTTGAAGCCTGCAGCAATTGGCGAATAATCAACACCACATGAGTCAGACGCCGCCCATGCACCCCACAATTCAAGAACCGTTTGAATATCACGCATTAATCTCTCCACAGATTTACGCCAGCACGCCAATCGCTAACGAACGGTCTAAAAAACGAAACAGCAGCTCAATCTGACTGCCATATTTGGCCTCGAAGGCCACATGGTCCCGATGCAACTCATCGTGATGTGCTCTGCACAGCGGTATCACGAATAAATCATGGGCCTTTGTTCCCATCCCTCCTTGTCCATGCCCTATCAGGTGATGCGGGTCGTCTGCCGGGTTGTTACAGCAGGCGCATTGCTGCGCTTTAACCCAGCGGGTGTATTTCTCGTTTTCCCAGCGGCGGCGCTTCGGGCGCAGCATGAATGATTCCGGTGTCTCCGGGTCAACCTTTAACGCCAGCACGCGCTTTGCTGTTTCCTGCACAATCTCAGAGGGTCCGCGTGTTGGAACAAGATCGGCCTCTCTGGTTACTGAGTGAATGACCGGTTTCGGCAGACGCAGCACCTGACGTGCTGCGGTCTCGGGGATTGCCTCGATCAGACCGTTGTGTGCCAGCCACCAGCAAAGCTCTGGCAGTGTCAGGGCGTGGGTGTCATCAAAGCCCAGCTCGCGCCGCACTGTTGAGAGGATGTAGGCAGCACAGTTCGCCAGGGCAATGGTTTCAAGAGCGCTGATGTGCTGATCGCGCAACAGGTTGTCACAGTGCCAGCACAGACGGATTACCCCTGGGACGTGGCGCATCGTGGTGATGCTCTCCATGTGCCAGGACTCGTGCGGCCACTGACAGGAGTTTTCACGAAGTAACCAGTCCTCAAGCCCTGAAAGGCCACCAGCGCGACGTAACACCGCTTCGTTAGTGAATACTGATCGCAATGCCGGGTCTTCTGCCAGCGGCTGCTCTGCCGCCGGTATTTCACCACTGGGTAATTCGGCCAGGCGCTCAGGCTCGTTTTCAATCAGCATGCGACCGCGATTAAAATATGGCAGCAGGCGCGAGCCAGGTTTAAATGCAATAACGCCCAGTTCAGGGATGAAGATCGGATTCAGCAACGCTCTCACTGAATACCTGCCTTAGCTTTGTGCGATGTCCACAAACCGCCAATCCACTGCACACCCTTAGCCGTGAACCGCGCCTGACTGAATGCATAGTTTGATGCCTGCGTGGTACCGGTCTTTACTTCAAACCGTCCAGCTTCGGTATGGTGGTGGTATGGCGTGAGAATGTTATTGAGCCGATACATGATCCGATTATCCAGGAGGAATAACCGAAACTCAGGCTCTTTTGCATTGAGCAGTTTCGCAACCTGCCGGAACGTCAGAGAACCCGTGGCTGTAACGTAACGGTCCACGAACTCTACTTTCGGCGCAGCAACTGCCAGTTCATTCACCAGTTGCTGTTTTTGCTCAGCAAGATCAGCAGCGAGGCGCAAGGCCTCCGGTAATGACTGCGGCACGGCAGGTGCCTTTATTTCTTCAAGCTCCAGCCAGCGATCGATAATCCTCTTGCGCAGCACCACGCTGTAACCAGACACCAAAGTCAGGCACAAGTCTTTTGGCAGATGGAAGCAAGGGTAAGACCTGCCCATATCATCCCGGTAATCTCCCCAAATCTGGGGAGATTGAATATTGAGCTGATCCAGCATTGACTTGATATCTCGGCACACATGGTCATGTCGCTTTTCACACAATCCAGCAATCTCCAGGCTGCTCATCGCAGGGAATCCAGGATCATTTTTTACATTGATTAACTGTTGCATGGTCTTCTCCACTTATCAGGCGGCTGCACCCGCCGGTTCGTATTTGCTGATCGTGATTTCAACCTTCCCTTTCGGTGTTACTGGCCCCCACTCCACCAGCATCTTTTTCACCTGATTGTCGTCTTCCCATACTCCGGCATGGGTCAGCGCATCAAAAAGCCCTTTGCTGTAGTTGTCGATGTCACGGCGGCGGTTGTCCGGTGGATACAGCAGGATTTCCACTGCACACAGAGAACTTGATGGCTTCGGCAAGCGGCGCAGTTGCTCAATGATTGCAGCACAGGCTTCGCTCTGGAATGCGCGGCCTTTGGCGCTGATCAGATGGAGACCTTTCAGCGGCCCTTTGTTCGGGGCACGCCAGTAGGTGTTCACGCTTGGCGGGAACGGTAATTTCAGCTTCATAGCGCGGACCCTCTGAGGATGGCAACAACGTCTGATGATGTTTCACGCGTGCTGCCCTTGCTGGATATCGCACGGCGTGCACTTACGTGATGCAATGTGAAACCGTGTTGTTCATAAAGGTCGATGATGCGGGGTGCGGTAGAATTGCTGATCACAACTGTTGCCCCACGCTGATGAGCAGCAACACAGCATTCTGCCAGAGCAATCTGATCAGCCCACTTGAAGCCACCAGCAGCATATCCAGTGAATCCGCTGGTTCCCGGCATCGGTTCATATGGTGGATCGCAGTAAACAACATCACCCTCACCTGCCAGCGCCAACGTTCTGCGGAAGCCGGCATTCAGGAACACGCAGTTGTGAGCCATCCCGACAAATGCCTGAATCTCTTTTTCAGGGAAATACGGAGCGCGGTATTTACCAAAGCCTACGTTGAACTGGCTATCGAGGTTGTACCGGATCAGGCCGTTAAAGCAGTGACGGTTGAAGTACAGCAGCGCCGCCGCACGTTCAGGACCACCCATTAGCTGGTTATTAAATTCATCGCGCAGCTTGCTGTAACTCTCTGCATTGTTCAGCAGGGAGAACATGCGGCGGGCATGCGTTACAACCTGATCCGGGTCCACCGCCAGCATCTGGTAGAGGTTGATTAAATCCTGATTGACGTCAGCAAGCAGGAAACTGGCGTGCTTGTCGGAGTTCATAAACACCGAACCACCGCCGACAAACGGCTCAATCAATCGCAGGCCAGCAGGGATGAGGCTATCGAGTTCAGACAGCAGGGAGAATTTACCACCAGCCCATTTCAGGAACGGGCGCTGCCAGGTGCGTGGGGCTGTTTCCTCAACTGGCATTGCAGCAGCGATGCGTTCACCAATCCAGCGCATGACCGGTACAGCCATGCTGTTGCCGATCGCTTTGTAGCGCGGGCCATCTGGGCATTCGGTCGCTTCTTTGCCACGCCAGTTGATGAGGGTGTGGTTATCAGGGAATCCTTGTAAGCGCTCGCATTCAACTGGCGTGAGGCGACGAACAGCCATGCTCTGCATGATGGCAGGGCTTAAGTTTGTTCCGCTACTTGCACTGGTGAGGGTAGGTGCCTGCTCTTCTGCAAAGCCAATCCCGCCAGCTTTGGTGCCTTGTCCTGCTTTGAATGCATAGGCAATGGCTGGGGGCTGACCGCTATTGGCGTGACTGGTGTCGTGGTTCCCTGCACGTAGCGTGGGTGCCATATCAACCGTTGCGTCAGCACCGTGGTCTTTATAGCTGAATGCGATGCAGGCGTTCTCTTGCCCGTTGTTTCGACCAAGTGTATGGGCCAGTTCGCGATTTATATCTGGGTCTTGCGTGCCGTGCACAGCAAAGGTTTCGACATCAAAATCTATGCGTTGTCCTTTTGCCGTAAGGCAAGCTGCAACATCAATACTGCCGCTGGTGTTGCCACCGCCAAACGCCTGAATTTCTCCAACCAAACCACTCCCACGCTGCGCGAATATCTCCTTGTTGCTTTGCCCAATACCACCTTCGTTGTTCGACTGGTTCAATGTTGGGTGCGGATTTACCGGGTTGTCCCAGTGACTACCGATTTCAATGCGTTTTCCAGCATCTGCGGTAATTGCCGCTTGCGGTTCTCGGCTCGGCGGAGTATCCCGGCGCACGCCGTCGTACTCAAAAAGTAACGCTGCGGGATCAAATCCACTTCGAGCACTTGCGACAACGAACACACGCTTGCGTCGTTGTGCCACGCCGAAAAATTGAGCGTCGAGCAATCGCCAGGCGACAATGCGCGATGGTCCATACACACAACCAGCGTTCGACCATTTTCCCCCTGCTGGCTGCAGTTCGCAGTCTTCTCCGGCAAGCGCGCCAATAAAGCAGCCGAAGGCGTTGTCTTTTGACGAGAGGACGCCGGGGACGTTTTCCCAGACGATGATCGCTTCTTCTTCTTCGCGCTCGCGGCGCTTGTCGTCGATTGCATTTGCTAATTCCACATATGAAAGGGTTAATTGCCCACGTGCATCCGCAAGCCCATTACGCAAACCTGCGATGCTGAATGCCTGGCACGGAGTGCCGCCAACCAGAACATCCGGCGCTTCAACTTCACCGGCACGAACTGCGGCTGAGATTTTGGTCATATCCCCAAGGTTCGCCACATCAGGCCAATGCGCTGCCAGCACTGCCGACGGGAATTTCTCTATTTCAGCAAACCATGCCGGCTTCCATCCCAGTGGTTCCCAGGCAACCGATGCGGCTTCAATGCCACTGCAAACTGATCCGTATCTCATAGCTCACCATTGAATCTGCCAGGTAAATCGTAAACACGCTCACCACCAGCGCTATATGCGCGCTTCTCAAGACATTTCAGGCGCTGGGCCAGGCAATGCGCCCTTTCGTCGGTTAATCGCGATGCATCGAACGCTTCAAGCCATACCGTCGCTGCGCGCAGCCACAGCCCTTTCGATTCCAGTTCCTGGGCCTTGCGTACCAGACCCCGTGATCGGGTGATTTCGGCGATGGGCATCCCGCCAGTTTCGGGATAAGCCTTTGCCGCGAAGTAGCAGAACTGGCCCTTGATCATCTCCCTTGTGGTGAACTCACTTTCAAACAGGCGGTAAGCGGCGCGTTGCACCCAGGTGCGCGGAACGTGTGGAAACACCAGTCGGAGACTTGCAGCACTGCTACCAGGGTGTGCTTCGATGTATTTCAGGACTTCGTGAATCAGGCTCATGCTCACCCCCTGAACCCATTAGGTATTTCGGTTTGAACGCTGTTTGAGTAATCAGCTTTGAAAGCCGCGCTCTCCCATTTGCCGTTCACCCTGCAAGGGCGTCCAGCCTCTTTCCATTTCGTTGCCGACTGGAGGTATGCCGGGAATTTACTCGGCTGGAATAGCGTTGAGGGACGCAGATAATCAGCCATTTGCAAATCATCACCCCACTTGGCTGTGGAGTAATCAACCACCAGCAGCAGTTCTTCCAGGGTGAATTTTTCACCGAGGCGTGCGCGGATTGGGTCCATCGACGATCTGCAGACCTGATAACGTGCACCGGTTTTTTGGTTGAGGTGAGATAAAACCTGTTTCGACTGGTCAGTAATCAAAACACCAGGGTCGGGTTGCCCAGCAACCTGACAAGAGGTTTTGTTTTTATCTGATGGATCAGTAGTTGTATTTACTGACGGATCCCCACCAGATTCTGACGGGTCAAAACCGCCTTTTTTGCTGGATTCCGACGCCTCAAATTTTGATGGGTCAAATTCTGATGCATCAGATTTCGACGCGTCAGATTTTGATGCGTCAGGATTTGACGTGTCAGATTCTGGCAGGTGAGCAAACGCAGCAGCACGCAGCTTCTGAACGTTGAGGGTGTAAACGTTGGATGCGTTGCGATTACCCTGACGGCGTGCTTTGCGGGTCAGCCAGCCCTCTTTCTCCAGCGCGCCGATAGCCGTTCTGACAGTGCTCTCCCCTGCCCCTAATTGTCGTGCGATAGTCGCGATAGAAGGCCAGCAAACGCCCTCGTCACTGCTGAAATCAGCCAGGCGCGCCATAATCGCCACACTGGATAATTTCATGCCAGACGATGCGCAACCGTCCCAGACGTAACTGGTTAATTTAGTGCTCATCCTTAGCCCCTATCTCGATGAAATCGCGCATGAATTCTTTGATTGGGCTAAAGCACTCGCCATGTTCATAGTTTTCACGCAGGTAGATAACTCGTTGAGTCTCAGGCTCCCAGCGGATAACGTGGACGGGGATGCCCCTTCTGTCTTTGAACCATCGGTTAAGGACGCGCATAACTGTTTTGCCCTCCGGTAGTAGACACCCACGACACCAGCCGCTCGGCTGTGGTTACATGCAACCCAGCGGTTTGATACTCTGCGTTCATACCGAAACAGCGGAACACCCGGAATCGGGATCATCCTCAGTTGCGGTAAACGGTTCTTTGCCGTTAAACTGTTCATGCGTTAGTTCTCCACACGATTGCGAAGCGCCGCGGGGCCGGGAGCTGCACACTCGCCGGTCCCACTCTTTTCAGGGGCGCAAAAAACCCGATACAGCAGCGTTAAATGCTCCTGCCACTTAGCCATGACCTGATAGCTGTTCTCTTCAATCCTCTCGCGTTCGGCGGCATCAATAACCCCGTCAGCTGTCGCTATACGGACGTACTGAGAGTGCTCGCTAATCCATTCAATCGTTTCCATCAGGCGTTCATTGATGTCAGCGTTCTCAATGTCCTCAACAGCCACCAGCGGAACGTTTACGCTGTTTGACTGGCGCGAAACGGCATCAGCGATATGTTTGGTGCCGCTTGCCTGCTGCAGGACTATCGCCCACCCCATCGGGAAGATCTGATCGCCACCAGCACGCAGTCGGTTGAAAAGCGCGTCCTCTGTCACGCCTAGCCATTCAGCGGCTTCGGCATATCCGCCAGGGAGTGCGGCAATCGTCTTCTTGATTGCGGCCACCAGCCAGGCTGGTTGTTTATCTACTTGCCAGTGATTACCCACGGTTAACCTCTTGATTCTGTGGTTTATGTTTAAGCAGCTGATTCGTTATTCTTTGAGTAGGCCAATGGATCGTATTTAAGGGCGCCGTTTGTTCTTTTCTCTGCCAAGAGCGCGTATTTCCATGGAACACTTTCCTTCCAGAGGCTTACTGTCGATTTCGATACGCCAAGCGCCTTAGCAGCGGCTGTAGCTGTACCAAAATGGTTTATTAGATTTTGTTTAAACATTTCTCCTCCAAGGTTTGTTAGACCCTCAAAGTTTAATGTTTCAAACAAAAAATAGTCAAGAAATTAAACAAAGATATGTTTAACTTTTTAAACATGAAAAATGAAAATATGAGTGACCGCATCGGCCAGCGTATGAAGGCGCTGAATTTGCGGAGCAGCAATTTAATAAAAGCCACTGGAGCATCTCGAGGAACCGTTAGCCAATGGGTCAACGGCGGGACAAAGCCGTCCGTTGAGTATCTGAGTAAGCTTGCGGATGTTTTGGGCGTGACGGAGAGGTGGCTTACTGAGGGCGGCCTGATTGAGGAATCAAACGGCAACTCAAATCCTGGCCCCGACATAAGGCGCCGCGTGCCTCTTTTGTCGTCAGTGCAGGCTGGTCATTGGAAGGAGATGGTTGAAGGAAATCTTGACGAAGTGACTGAATGGATTGAAACAACGGCGAAAGTTTCTCCTTACGCTTTTTCATTGCGTGTAACGGGTGATTCAATGTCTAGCCCCGCAGGTTCCGGTCTTTCGTTGCCTGATGGGTCGTTGGTAATCGTTGATCCTGATATTGAAGCAATAAGTGGGAAAATCGTAGTAGCAAGATTGAATGGGTCCAGTGATTCGACCATCAAAAAACTCATGATTGATGGGCCTAACATGTATTTAATGCCTCTTAACCCTGCCTATAAACCCATCCCTATTGATAACACATGCGAGATAGTCGGCGTCTGCGTCAGGCTTGAAATGAATCTCCCATAAGAAGACATTCCAACTTTAAGACCAGCTACGGCTGGTTTTTTTACATCCAAACATATTTAGTTTAATTTTACGAACAACCAGATTGACATTTTAGTTTGAATAATTAAACTCTATTTCATCAACAGCGAACAGGCAGGACGCCCACGAAGTAGCCGCCCCAGGCGTATGAAGATGGGGATGATTCGCGAAGTGAACCAAACATGGCGAAAGCCGACAGCGTTGAAGGCGTTTCTCTCAGGTTTCGCGCTAAACAATAGCGGGGAGAACCTGGGGCGGTGAGCAAACCCCGCGCGGCTGCACCTGATGCTACAGCCCAGACCAATAAGCCGACTGGCAACGTAACTGCCCTTTGCATCTGCCCCGGCAAGGTAGCGCTGCCGAACCGGGGCGGGTGAATCGTAAAAGGTTTCTTGTAGTACGTCGTATGGCACATGCGTCGCAGCGGTCCGGGGATTCCTTGACAGTATCCCTAATCCAACGGGTAGCCGGAATGTGCAAGCCAGGTAAGCCCGAAAGCGTTCCACCAGCGTGGCGATCAGGTGTGACACCTCGGAAGAGACGAGGGAATCAGCCATTCACGTTAAGCATCTCTCCGGGTGTTTAGCGGGACTGGAAGAGTTACCACTTGGAGACGGTCCTAATAAATGTCCTGGATAGTGGCGCTTTGGTCGCGATAACAACCACTCCAGTTGATCCTGGGAGTTATCAGGTCAGTGAGATGCCAGCACTCTCGACGGCAGTGACGGCGGGAAGTAGACCGCTGACCGCGCGGAAAGACGAGCAAGCCCAGAGTACCCGTGAGCGGCTTAAAAAACACGGGGGAGCAGGTTCAATCCCTGCACACAACAGGTTAGAGCACTGTGTAAGCGATAAGCGAGATGCTGATACGCCTGCAAATGACTCCGTAAGGCGTCTTGTTCCCTCAGTGCTCTATCCGTTGTGGTTTAGCTTAATCGGGTAGAGCGCCCCTCGTATGGGGAGGTGAGCTCTAAACAAGGTTCATAACCCAGTTTATCTCATGCGGACCAGCTGGACGTTATGTGGGTTCGAATCCCACAACCACAACCCAATCGCTGGAACGCGATAGCTGTGAGAAGTCTTTGGGGCGGTAACACTGTTTTCCCGTTTTGTACGATGTTACCGCCCTCTTTTTTACGCAACACACAAGAGCATCACCAGGCGACGGGCTCATAACCCAATCCACCTGGGCGGTTGCAGCCGCAGGTGCTCTTCTGTGTTGTGTGGAGAAACTAACGCCCTTGCAGGGGCATTAACCCGAGGTTGATACCTATGTCTAATGAACGTGCAACCAAAGTGCCGGATTTCATCGGCGAACTGGATGGCGGAGTCTTTGAAAACAAGATTTCGATGGCCCTCAGTGAAGTAGCTTTCGGTGTGTTGAATAACGGCCAGAAAGGGAAAGTTACCCTTACTTTCGAACTTGATCGCATGAGCAACTCTGTCGATGAGAAGCGCGTACTGATCAAACACAAGCTGGCGTATGTGCGCCCCACCCCTCGCGGCAAGTCGTCCGAAGAAGACACCACGGAAACCCCGATGTATGTCAATCGCGGCGGCAAGCTGACCATTCTGCAGGAAGATCAGGGCCAGCTCCTTACCCTGGCTGGTGAACCGGACGGAAAGCTTCGCGCTAAGTCCTAACCGTCTTTATTCCCTCTCTTTTAAATTACAAAGGATCAATAAGTTATGTCTCAGACATTAGATGCATCAGCAATCGGCCAGGTCCGTGACCTGGTATTAGGCCAACAGGTTAATGAACGCCTGGCTAATTTATTCGTGACGTCAGTGGCAGTGCCGGAAGGTGTAAAAGTTCAGTCTCTGGAAACTTTCGCCGAAGGTCGTTTCCGCTTCCGTGGCGTTCTCAGCACCACCAGCATTGAAGATTTTGCCCGTTACTCGAAAGAGCTTTCAGCCACAGGCACCAGTTGCTTCATTGATGCTGACAACATGAAAGCTGTCACCGTTCTCAACCTGGGCACGCTCACCCAACCGGGCCACGCAGATAACACCGCTCAGGTCCAACTTAAGAAAACCGCGCCATATTCCGCTCTGCTTGCAGTCAATGGTGATCGTAATGGTCAGAAAGAACTGGCCGAATGGATCGAAGACTGGGCTGATAACCTGACTGGCTTTGATGCTGATGGTGAAGTGATCGCGGCAAAAAAAGCGGCTGCTGCACTGCGTAAGATTACCATCGAAGCCATCCAGTCATCTGACTTTGAAGATAACGACTTTAGCGGCAAACGCTCTCTGATGGAGTCAGTGGAAGCCAAAACTAAAGACATTATGCCAGTGGCGTTTGAGTTCAAGTGTGTGCCGTTCGAAGGGCTGGCCGAGCGTCCTTTCAAATTGCGCCTGAGCATCATCACAGGTGATCGCCCGGTACTGGTTTTACGTGTAAGCCAGCTGGAAGCTATTCAGGAACAGATTGCCGCTGAGTTTCGCGATCTTCTTGTCGAGAAATTCCAGGGTAGCGAAGTTAATACCTTTATCGGCGCTTTCGCTCGATAACGCTGCTGCAAATGCCCCTCCGGGGGCATTTATGGAAGCGAAATTCATTTTATTAATCGCCACTGGCGAGGGCTTCTTACAACCCAAAAACAGCGCGGTGCAGCGCGTAATGGAGAACAAACAATGTTTCTTACAACTCTCAGCGGTAAACATTTCGACTATCTAAACGCTACGGCTGACGATATTGATATCGAAGATATCGCCAATGCTCTCTCTAACATCTGCCGTTTCGCTGGTCATGTCCCTGAGTTTTATTCAGTGGCTCAGCATTCAGTTCTGTGTAGCTACATCGTGCCACCGGAATTTGCGTTTGAAGCGCTCATGCATGACGCCGCGGAAGCGTATTGCCAGGACATTCCGCAGCCGCTGAAACGCCTGCTGCCTGACTATAAGTTCATCGAAGACCGTGTTGATGCGCTAATCCGTACGAAGTACAACCTGCCGATCGACATGTCACCAGTCGTAAAGTATGCCGACCTCACCATGCTGGCGACCGAACGGCGCGATCTTGAACTCGACGACGGCACACGCTGGGCCATTCTCGACGATATCCCCTGCTCCGATCTGATTCAGGTTAATCCGCTTCGCCCAGGTCAGGCTTATGGCCTGTTCATGAACCGGTTCAACGAACTGATGGAAGCTGGCTCTATCACTAGCGAGGCCACCAGCAATGGCCGCTAATTCATTCAAACAGATGACCACGGGCGGGGTTATTAAACGCACCGATACCGGGATGTTTATCAGCCTTAACGATATTCACGTCAAAGAAGGCTTCAACAAGCGCGACGATGACGAACGTACTCGCCTGGCTGATGACGCTCTTTTTGACTACCTCATGAACGGCGGCACTGTGCCGCCTCTTGAAGTCACCCCACGCGACGAAGGCGGTGTTTGGGTTGTTGAAGGCCACCGTCGTCGCCGTTGCTATGAGCGCTGCCGCGATGCTGGAAAACCCGTTGATCGCATTCACATCATGCCATTCGTTGGTAATGACGTTGAGCGCCTGGCTCGCGTGATGACCAGTAATAACCAGCTACCACTCACCTCACTGGAACAGGCGCAGGTAGTTAAAGAGCTGGCGACCACATTCAACCTGACAACTCAGGAAATAGCGAAGCTGGTTCATAAGTCAGTTCCCACAGTAGAGAAGCTGCTCATCATCGCCACGGCTAACCATGACGTTCAGCAGATCGTGAAAAATGGCGAAGTTTCCGTAGGGGTTGCCGTTGAGCGGGTTCGCGAGCATGGCGAGAACGCCGGGAAGGTCCTGCAGCAGGATCGCGCCGTCGCCGCTGCCGCTGGCAAAAAGAAAATCACCAAAAAGATTATCGCGCCGGAGGTCAGCGTTAAAAGCGCTCGCCGCCTGGTAGAGCTGATCAGCAAAGCGGGGATCGATGATAACGGTGTCGTTACTCTGGAAGGTCTGGCACTGGCAGAGGTGCTGGCGATTGTTGATGAACATAAGGCTATTTCAGCACAACGGGAGAAAACAGCATGAGCACATCACGTACTTTTCAAATGAAGATGGTACGCCCAGACGAAGAAGAAATGGCGTATTTCTGGAAACTGTTTTATGCCGCACAGCGTGTTGAAGACCGCTGGGGATATGGCCTAGCTGACATTTCCGAAGAGTTATCTTACTGCCCCGGCATGACTCGCGAGCAAAAGCTATTTCTGTTGCGGGCGTGGCAGGTTTTGGCGGCAGATAAAGGTGGCTTTGGTCGTTTCATGGGGGCTTATGACACCTATGTTCATAACATGCAGGATCCTGATGATGATTGTGTTGCATGGAAACCAAACCTGATTGAGTTGTTTGGTAATGCTGAGCTATTGCTGGTTGTTATAGAGGCATATGAAGAAGCTAAGCAGCGCATCGCCGAACTGGAGGCCGAGCAAACAACAGAAGTCGGCCAACAAATCCTCATTGAAGCCATTGGGGCACATGGTTACATCGTTGGCTGCCTGAATCAGGGGCGTCCAGATTTAGCGCTGGCCGAATCGCTTAAATGGGTTGAGGCCTTCTCGGTGGCAGCTCATGAAGAGGGAGGGGAGTGAAGATGACCGAGCAAACAATTTTAGACATGTGCTGCGGCTCCCGCATGTTCTGGTTTGATAAGCAGGATATGCGCGCAGTATTCGCTGACATCCGGGCCGAGCAACATACACTGTGTGATGGTCGCAGCTTGGTTATCAACCCTGACGTTATAGCCGATTTCCGTGCTTTGCCGTTTGCCGATGCGACCTTTCCGGTTGTGGTGTTCGACCCGCCGCACCTAGAACGCGTTGGTGAAAATGCCTGGATGGGTAAGAAATATGGTCGCCTGAACAAAGAGACCTGGCGGGATGATTTGCGTGCCGGCTTCACCGAAGCATTCAGGGTATTGCGGCCACACGGCGTCCTTATCTTCAAATGGAACGAAACCCAAATACCCGTGAGCCAGATTCTGGCGCTTACAGATGCAAAGCCAGTCATTGGCCAGCGCACCGGGAAAGCCGACAAAACCCACTGGATCATCTTCGTGAAGGAGGCAGTATGAAACACGAACTGAGCAAAGAGCGCCTGGAAGAAGTCGCAAACAATCCGGAACGCTACTCGGAGATAGCGGTAGCTATGGCCCGCGCAATCCTGGCGGGGATGGAGCAAGAGCCGGTGGCTGATGTTGTCGCATGGAACAAAGCGGGTGAGGAGCGCACGTGTGATGTAAGACTGAGGCGTTTCGACCTAGAACCGGGTCCGTTGTTCTCCCACCCCGCGCCATCAATCCCTACTGTCTCTTTCTACCGGGACGGCATAGCCGCAGCCGCTGATTGGGTAGATAAGCAACGTGAGGCTTACGATAACGAGCACGGAAGCCGTGACCCGGACACCGGCACGTTTGAGTTCAGCAACGACGCGCAACTGGAATATTCGTCCACGCTGACTGATATCGCTGATGGTATCCGCGCATTGCACCCGAATGCCGCCAGTGCGCCATTAATCCCGGCAACGGTACCGGAAAAGATGACATACAAAGAAGCCTGCAACTTTGTCCAAATCAACCATATGGCGACAGAGGACCGCGCCACCTTAGCGATGAGAACGTTTAACCACTGCCGCGCCGCCATGCTCCAGGCTGACCATCGCGAAATGATACGTAGCCAGCACGCCGAATGGTCGCAGGTCACGTTCGGTAATGTTGGCCCGGTAGGGCCGCTTAAGCATCTTTCAAAAGAGGCGCTGGAAGCCGCAGCCGAACCTGACGACCTGAGTGAATGGGCGGATATGCAATTCCTGTTATGGGATGCACAACGTCGTGCTGGCATCACTGACGAACAGATTAACCAGGCGATGATCGAAAAATTGGCTGTGAACAAAGCACGTGAATGGCCGGAGCCGAAAGACGGTGAGCCTCGCCTGCACATCAAGTCAGCGCCGAAGGGGGTGTGATGTGGCGACCAAAGAACAGGTTTTTGAAAAGCTCGAATCGCTCGTTACCGACGCATACCAGTATGCATGCTCCCTCGATATCGGAGAGGAACGCACGGAAGCGTTTGAACTGTATGAGGCGCTTCGCAGGATGCAACGCCGTGGGGCGGCATCTGAAATGCTGGCGGCTACCAATCCGCTTATTCAGCCTGGCATGATGGACTACGGCAGTGATTGCTATGAAGACTGGGGTGAAGACGAGGATGACGATTGATGCCCAGCAAACTGAAACAGCGGCGCTTGCGCCGCCTTAAATCAGATGTTGCTTGGTGGCGCGATGAGGCCAACGACTGGAAAAAAGTCGCAATGGAGCACGCCGCCGAAATTGAGCGACTCAAAGGCCAGGTGATTCACGTAGTGATGCCAATGATGGTGCCACCAGCAGTAATTGAAGGGATGAAGGCCAAGCGCGTAGAACACGCGATGTGTCTCAAATGCATAGAAGGTGCTCGCGGGGGTTGTTCCGCGTGCGCCTACAATGATCGATAACCGGGTGCAGCCGGTAGTGGAGGAAAAATGAGTACTGATTTCATGTCAGAGCAAGAAGTATCGGAACTGATTGGCAAAAAGCGAACAGCTATTTATTTTCTCAGGAAACGTCATGGATTTCCCGAGCCTGTACTAACTCACCCAGCAAAATACAGCCGACAAGCGGTGCATAAATGGATAGAGGCAGGCGGTGTTAACCGAGCCGTTTAACATGCCAGAGAATCTTATCAGCATACAGCTCGTATGCTGTCTTCT